TTCAGACGGTACATTCCCAAAAGGAAAAACCGGAAATCCCAATGGTAGACCGCGCGAAAAGTCATTGACGACACAGTTAAAAGAGGCGCTCAAACAAAACGAAAAAAATACCGGTCAGCCATACGACGCACTACTCGTGAACCGGTTACTTGAACGTGCCATCTCGCAGGGTGATATGAAAGCAATCCAGATGATTTGGGAGCGACTGGAAGGTAAACCAAAACAGACTCACGAGCATAGCGGAGTAGACGGTGACCCGATTGAGCATACTCACAAAGTAGAGAAACTCAGACTGGAAATTACCCGAATGAATAACGAGTGGTTTGAGACCGATGAAGATGAGGAGGCGGATAGTGAGCAAATTGAAGGGGCTTAGGAGGGGCTTGTATGAGACTCCCTACTTAACTAAACATAACCTAACTAAACATAACCTAACTTAACGCGATGTTGCGCCTAACAAAAAAAGCCATAGACAAATTACTTTCACCGAATGAACGCGACTTCCGAGTGGCTATGACGGCGGAGTATTTTCACGTGTACTTGTTTGTTTACCTCAACAATAAACTCAAGCTCAAGCCAGCGGACTTCCACCGCGATTTGATTAACGACTTGCAGGGGGTGGAGCGATTCATTGCCGTTATGGGATTCCGTGGGTGTGCCAAGTCAACAATCCTTGAAGCATATGCCGAGTGGATTCTAGTCACAGGGCGTAGTCCGTTCACCGTTTGGATTGGAGCGACTGACACCGATGCAAAAGAAAGTATTGCGAACATCGCCAGCAGCATTCGCGAGAATGAGTTGCTGATTCAGGATTACAACATCGACATCGACCGCAAAAAGCACGGAATGTATGACAAGTGGAGTGAGGGACAGCTTACGCTCAACCGATGCACCATCATCGCGCGCTCGCGAGGCCAAAAGCTCCGAGGGCGTAAGTTCGAAGATGACCGAATCACCACCATCATCGTAGATGACCTTGAGGACATTGAGGCTGTTAAAACGGCTGAGAAGCGCAAGGCAACGCGAATATGGTTCTTTGCCGAGGTGATTAACGCCACTGCTCAGGGGGTGCTTGGTGAAAGCGTAAAAATCGTTATGCTTGGAAACTTGGTGCACAAGGATTGCTTGATTGCCAACTTGATGAAAAGCGATGACGTACGTGTTCACCGAATCCCGTTGATAGATGAGGACGGCAAAATTACTTGGACTGGACTGTACCCCGATATGGAATCCGTAGAAAAAGAAAAACGCAAGGTGATGCTCGCGGGTAAAGGATTGGGTCATATCATTTGGAATCGAGAGTACCTGCTGAAATTAGTAGATGACGAGGATCAGGTGATTAAGCGCGAGGATATACACACGTACACCGATGACTGGCTACAGCGTCCAAAGCTCAGAGGGGGCGTTGGAGTCGACCTTGCCATCAGTGAAAAAAGCACGGCCGATTACACAGCGATGATTAAGGGGTGCATCGTTGAGAACGATTACGGTGAGAGGCGCTTGCTGATTATGAAGAACAACGTGAAGCAACGGATGGACTTCGCTACCACGATGGAAAAAGCCAAACAGCAACGGCTAGTAATGCCGGAGGGGTCAGTCTTCTTTGTTGAAGATGTTGCTTACCAAAAATCGGCTATCCAGGTGATGCAACGGAACGGATTGCCAGTGGAGGGGATGACTGTTAGTAAAGACAAACGGTCGCGATTGGTTGCCGTTAGTAGTTACATCAAAAGCGGAATGGTGATGTTCCCAGAAAATGAAACTGAGGACATCATTGAGATGATTGAGGAATTATTAGCATTCGGTATCGACGAACACGATGATATGGTTGACGCGCTAGTCCACCTAATTAATGGATTACTGAACACCGATACTGTATACTTTGCATAAGATATGAAATTAAAAGACCGCGCAATAAACGCATTCAAAGCATTCACAGTGACAGGCGAAACTGCAGCTATTTTTGCTGGAGGCGGAATGGGGATGGAATTGTCATCGTTCAGCGATAACGTGACTGAAAGCGAGTTGATTAAAAACTACAAAAAGTCACTCTACACATTCATCGCCGTAGACAAAATCGCAACTGTAACTGCAGAAATAGAATTTGACCTGTTCAGAGTATTAAACTTGGAGGGTGATACAGAAAAATTGGTCAGTCACCCCCTGCTTGATTTGATTTACAAGCCAAACGAACATCAGACCAAAACTGAGTTCCTAAGAATCTTCGCCATCAATATGAAGTTGTCGGCTGAGACATTCATTCGACTGATACGAGCCGATGGAGTAAACATAACCGGAATGGTAAACGTCCGACCGGACATCGTTCAGGTAGAGTTCAAAGATAGAGGCAACGGTCCAGAACCAATTTACAAAATCTACTCAGGTTCTGAGGTTATAGAACTGGACAGCACTGAGATGATTCACGTAAAGTTCCCAGACCCCGAAAACCCAATACGAGGCGCGAGTGCGCTCAGACCAGCATTAACACGAATGACGGCTGAGCAAAAAGCGATGGAGTTGCAGAAAAATGTATTTGAGAACAATGGCCGTCCAGACGGTATTTTGTCAGTGAAAGGATTGGAGTCTCAAGAGGCTGCTGATAAGTTGAAAAAGAAAATGAAGAATACTTTTAGCGGTAAAAACAAAGATGAGCGAGTAGCAATCATCAGTTCAGAAATGAACTACCAGCAAGTGTCACTCAACTCACGGGATATGGACTTTATGGAATCACTACGATTCATTCGAGATGACTTGTTTGCGGCGCTTGGAGTACCAAAAGAGCTCGTCACGTTAGAGGATATGGGAGGCTTGTCGAACGGCTCAGATGCAGGAATGAAAAAGTTTCTCAAGTTCACCATCAACCCACTCGTACAGCTATTCGTGGAGGCGCTTAATGAGCGAATGATTGAACCGTTTTACAATGAACCCATCTTGCTCAAGTCTGAGGAGGTTGTTCCCGAGGATAGAGAAGCAAAAGTCAAAGAGGCTGTCGAGCTGAAAAAGGCAGGCGTCATTTCAACTAACACCGCGCGCGAGTTACTCGGGTACGAGGCTGAAGATGGGCACGATGACATCGCATCATCAGCGCCAACACCGGCGGTCCGAATCGAAAACGCATTCAAAGGACGTCCGGCACTATACAAAAAAGTTGGGTCAATGATTGATTTAGAAATGAAGATAAAAGAGGCGGTCAAAGTTGATTACGTGACGACACCAACAGCAGAATACAAAAACGCATACTTGAAAAGCGTACACAATTCAGCGGACACGAACATCGACTATATGGAACGCGAAACCAAACGGTACTTCCGCGAGCAAAAGGCGCGAGTTCAAGAGGCTGTCGAAAACCTAGAGGAAAAGGATATGATAACAGCGGACGGCATCTTTGATATTCAGGCGGAGGGTGAAGTAGCAAAACGATTGGCGCTCCAGACGTTCCCATCTATGGCGGTACGCTCAGGAAATGTTGGAATCACACCCATCAAGGCGTTCTACGAAAAAGTAGATGACTTCACACTGGACTCAGAGCTGATGAAGCGAATCGAAGAGCGCGCATTGTTCTTCGCTATCAACGTCACCGGCGTCACGTATGACAAAATCCTTAGCATCGTTGCGGAGGGTCGAGCGAATGGAGATGGTCGGGATAAGACAGCGCGGAAAATCTTCCAGATGTTTGACGATTGGAAAGGCACTACAAAAGAAAAGCGAACGCGCGCAAAACGCATCGCTCAGACTGAGGGTAACTTACTGACAAACATCGGAATCCAGCGAGCGTTTGAAAAAGAGGAACGCGTGGCAGGAAAAATGTGGATAAGTGCTAAAGACGGAAAAGTGCGCGAGGAACACATCTTGAATGACAGCAAGGTAGTCGATAAAGGTACGGCGTTCCCAAATGGAGAGGAATACCCATCCCAGCATTCGATTAACTGCAGATGTACGATTGCACCCGTTATTAGACAATGATAAAATTAGACTATGGAAAAGAAATTCTTACAAGCGCTCACAAAGGCAGATTCAATCGACGAGAAAAATTATACGATTGACTTCGTGATGACTATCGAGATTGAGGACAGGCACGGCGACATCGTCGACATCGACTCAATCAAGTATACGGAATATATGCTCAACCCCGTTGTGCTTCCGAGTCACGACCATAATGCCAAAGCGGTCGCTAAGGTTATTAATATGCGAGTTGAAACGATCAACGGCATCAAAGCACTAATCGGGACGGTCCAGTTTGCAGTTGAGGAATACGACCTCGCAAAAACATATTGGAACTTATACAAAGGCGGATATATGTCTGCTGTTTCAATCGGATTCATTCCAGAGTCAGGGGAAATGGTAAACGATTCATTCGTACTCCGAGGCGCAAACATTCTAGAACTATCATTCGTCTCAATCCCAGCAAACCAGCTCGCGCTCGCGAAGCAAAAAGGAATCGACATCGCACCCGTAGTAGCAACGATGGACTACGCTACACAGGCAAAAGAAATGACTGAGCACCTTATTGCGTTCAAAGAGTTGTTTCAGGATACAAAACCTGCTATTGTAGAAAAAGAAGTTGAGGAGCCAAAAGACAAACCAGAACCCATCGTGGCAAACAAAAAAGAAATTGCCAAAGCAAAAGTCTGGAAAAACTTTGATTCCGCGATTCGCGAACTCAACAAAACTACATAAGAATATCAAGAGGTAGATAACACACCCCACCCTGAAATGGCTACTTGTTTATTAAGAATTAATCGTAATTTATTATGTTCAAATTCAAAACAGTTGATGGGGTAAATTATCTCGTTGACACCAAAGGTAATTTCATCAAGTCTGAGGACGGTGAAAACATCGTAGCTCCAGAGGGTACACCTGAACACGTTGAGGGTGAAGCCGAAGTAGCGGATGAAGCGGTAGAAGAAAGTGGAGCGGCTGATGAGCTGAAAGCGTTCATCACTAAGACTGCAAAAGAGCAAGCGCAAGCTGTTCTAAAGAGTATGAACCTCGGCGGTACGTTTATGGCTGAGAGTCGAAAGGCACTTGTAGATGCGCTGAAAGGCAGTGTCACAGATACCGAAGATAAGGGACTTGACCTTGAGGCTATCAAGAAAGGATTTGCGCTCGTCAAAAGTGGCGCAGGCAAGTCACACGAAATCGAACTGAAAACGCTCTCAGAGCTTAACTCACTGACCGGTGAAGTTATCCTTGAAGACCGTCAAAGCGAGATCACACGTGACCCTGTCGAAACTCCGTTCATTGAAGAGCTTGCTACGACCGGCACAACCGGCTCTGACAAAGTGACTTGGGTGGAAGTTCTTACTGAATCAGGCGAACCGGCTACAACCGCTGAGCTTGCGAAGTTCCCAGAAAAGGAATACACATTCGGTGTTCAATCTGCTGACGTTTACAAGGTTGCCGTGATGTCAAAAGCATCAAACGAAATCCTTGAAGACGCGCCTCAGCTTGTTTCATTCGTTCGTTCTTCACTTGTTGAAGACCTCCGAATCAAGTTTGACAATGAACTCCTTACTGGAAACGGTGTAGGTAAGTTTACTGGAATCTTGACTACGGCTCCAACATTCACTGGAGGCGGACTGGCTGGCACATTCGATGCTGGTACAGCTAACAAGTTCGACGTTCTCCGAGCTGCAATCGCGGAAATCGCAATCGCAGGTAAAGGGAAATTCCAAGCTACCGCTATTTGTCTAAACCACATTGACGCGGCTGGACTGGACTTGGAAAAAGGTACTGACGGTCACTACGTTATGCCACCGTTTACCACTGCCGAGCGAACTGTTATCAAGGGTGTACGAATCGTCGAAAACACAACTATCGTTGCTGGGTCATTCCTTATTGGAGACTTCCGAAAGATGGTGGTTGCAAATCGTCGAGGTCTATCGCTCCAAGTTGCTACTGAAAACGTAGATGACTTCGAGAAAGATATGATTAGTATGCGACTATCACGTCGAGCTGCATCATACGTGCGTACAAACCACGTAGGAGCGTTCTTGACAGGTACATTCGCTGCAGGAATCACTGCACTTGAGGTCTAACCAGAGTGGAAGCTGGCTAGGAGATTACTAAATTAACTTAATGCTTATGTCTGAAAATACAGAACCAAAAGTATACAAAGTTGGTGCAGTTGTCGTAAACTCAAGCGGAACATTTGCAAAGGTCTTGCAGGTAAAGCACGGTGTTCACATTTGTACGGACTGGGTAGAAAACATTGAAGCGCTCGAAAAGCTCGGAGATGTTGGAAACGTCCGGTTCAACGAAAGTGCTCGTGTCGCTTGCGGAATCAAACTTGCTTCAAAGGGAGGCAACGCTGGTAACGACAAGGGTACCGATGAAGCTGCAAAAGCGAAAGCTGATGCAGAGGCGAAAGCCAAAGTAGATGAAGAAATCAAAGCTCAAGAGGAATTAAACTCTGGCGATGATAAATCAGGTTATACAGTCCTAAAGGGCGTAGAGTTCCCACGTGGAACCGTTCACGAGGCTGGCACCGTAATCGAATTGACACAGCTCGCTGCTGAATCATTCGCTGAGGGTCTGATTGAAAAGGTAGAAGTTGACGAAACCAAAACTCCAGACGATAAACCGAAAGGATTTATGTCTCGAATGACTGGCAAGTAATTGCTTCACTACCACGTTCTTGATTCGTTCGAGAGCGTGGATAGTGGTACAATCAACCATATGCAAAACATCATTCAATACAAAGGTACAACCAAAATACTACCTATCACGCTAACCAAAACAGTAGACGATGTTACTACTCCATTTAACCTGAACGGCTACACAGCGACACTGACCATCAAAAAGAATAAAGAGGATGCAGATGCAGATGCGCTTATTACAAAATCAGTTACCGCGCACACTGACGCGCCAAACGGAATCACTCAGTTCACCATCGACCCTGCAGACACAGTAAATATGGACTTTTGCGATTACGTGTTTGACATCCAGCTAGAAAACGGAACGGACGTCCGGACGGTATACGTTGGTCACTGGGAAATCCAAGAAAAAGTAAAAGATTAGTTATGTCAGTTGAAGCTCACATCACAGAGGAACAGTTGAGCGCTGAGATGGTTACTGAGCACATCAACATCAACATCACCGATGAATCCATCTTGGTTAATTTTGGTGAAGAGCAAATCAACGTAGAGATAAAAGAGGAAACCTTGCACGTAAACTTTAGCAACGTTGTCGCCATCATTGAGCGCGCTCTAGAGCAAGGCATACCGTTCAGTGACCCGACATACCTGTACGTTGTTTTTAGCACGGATGTGAAGCGCACAAACAGAATCACGTTCGAGGTGGATTACGTTTTCTTTGTGACAAAACCCACTACATTGACAGACGTTCAGGCATTATTCTAAGTAGCTATTACACTTACACGAAATGGTCTGGTATACTAAAGCAAATACGGAACAACATTATTCAATAAAACATTTTTTATGTTAATCACTGACCCAGACAATTTGAACCAAGCGACAGAGGTTGTCATCGACACTGGCGCTCAGACAATCCAACTGATTGAAGCAGGCAACTTGGATGCTGATGGTGTTGTTCTCAAAACTGTCTATTCATTTATTAAAGAGGAATGGAAAAACGATGCTTCGTTAATCCCATTCGACTTCCCATTCGTGCCGATTACCGATGAGTTCTACGAGCTTAAAGACGGCTGGAACTGGGCTGACCAAACCACACGAAACTTGCTACGGCGAGGTGGATTCCTTGTGCGTAACACAGCCGGAAATGTAACTGAACACTGGGCAGGTATCGCGATTCTAGGAGCCGAATCAGATGACCAGATTTACTACGACCTTGGAGCCGGTCCAACGGACTTTACTTACACCGGTAACACGGCTGAGGTAGTTCAAATCATTAGTGACCCGAACGGTGACGGCGCATACGGCGATGGATTCGACCGGTCTACTGACATTGAAGTTTACAACCGTGAGCAAGGTCAACTATTCTCTAAAGGCTCGACTAGCGCGAACGGTGAGGCAAACTTGCTTGCTCCTAAACTTTTCTCTGTAACAGTTGCGACTGGAGTAGACTTAAACGTCACAGAATCAGACGTCAATATTGGCGCTAACGCTCCGTACACAGGAATGGGGATCACATTCTACGCGACACCACAGTCACGTACGATTGGAGCTACAGCGCGCGACTTTGGAGTTATCATTGACGGTAACGGCGGAACGGCTGAAGAAATTTACGAGTGGGTGCAGTACCAACTTCGTCAAAACTCTGATATTGATGATGACGCTTCAACACTGCTTGGGCAGGTTGCAGATGAAATGCTTCGATTTGTCGGAGGTGCTGGAGATGGCTCAGGTAGCTTGCGAACACTATTCGTAAACAATCCGGACGGCGGTGGAGGCGGTGTATACATTGACAACTTCCAAGCCGGTGACACTAACCGAATCACGTTTGTTGACAATACTGAAACTGAACGAACATTCCCATTCGTTGCTTCTGTCACACTCAACTTTAGTACAACTCTCGTAAATGACACTGACGCGATTTACCGAATGTTCTTCACAGACGCGAACGGTAACAACTTCGGAGATAGTGATGCGATTCTAGTCGATGATAACAGTGGAGTAGACATCGCTGGGGACGTAGATGGAAACGGGTCACTTCAATTCACATTCGATTACGACGGTAACGCGCAAGGCGGACGTACTCCAGGAACTGATGCAGAGATCACCGTAGTAGCTATCGGACTCAACTCAGGACAGCACGTGAAAGCGACTGGAACGATTGCACGTTCAAACTCCAACGTAGTAACACTCGTGGCACCGCTAGAACGCAACTACGAAAATGCGTAGTTAGTTCTTTCAACAATCAAATAAACCCACCGACAAAACGGCTTCCTGTTTGGGAGGTCGTTTTGCATAGTGTATAATTAAAGGTATATGTCATTTTCTTTAGCTTCAGGAATAATCACACAGACAGGAACAGACACCTCTCTCGATGGTATTGAGTTATTGTCGGGTGTTACTCGTATATCGTCTAATAGCCTTAGTTTTTACATTTTAGATAATCTAACTATTAGTGTACAGGGAACTTTAAGTATTGACCCTGAAGTAGAGTCAATGATATTTATAAATTACGGAAATACTATTACATTTGATGTAAAAAGTGGTGGTGTTTGTAATTTTGGACGAGAAATAGATATTGGTGCATCAGTAAACCGATTTAGTTCAGGTACAATAGCATTGTTTACAAGAAATAGTGATAGCTCGTATAAAGAAGGTAGTTCAGACCTTTACGTTAGAGATGGTGGTACGCTAAATTGGTATGGAGGTACTGTAATATCTAAACGTGTTTTTGCAATTTACGGAACACTTAATACTTTTTCTCAAAACTGTGAATACATAAATCAACATACAGCAGACATACAAATACGACAACGTTCAAACACTACTAACGTACAAGGTCTAGTAACTAGGGGATGTTTTTTAACACTTATTAATAACCCTGTCGCTTGGAATGGGTGGAAACCGTTTGATACTCCTGACCAAGCAATATCAGCTTCAACTTCTACACCAGATAGAGTTTGGTTAACACTAGCAGGGTTTGACCCATCAGGTGTAGCAGGACAACAAATTGCTTTTTGGTCTGACGTATGGATTAGATTAATAAATAACGCAATAGGTATGTCATTAGTTGCAGGTGGTAACAATGACGGTGGTGCAAACAGTGGTATTTATGAAATACGTCAAGAAGTAGCTATAACTACTAAAAATCTTGCAGGTGAAAACTTAAATGCTAAGTATTTTACCAAAGATTTCGATAATGGTAATCGCGTAGACACCCAAATAAATAACAACCCAACTACAATTCCAGATAGAATTTATTCAGGTATAACAACTGACGGTGTAGCTGCAATAAATACTGACGGAGGAGTTTTAATTGGTGTTATATGGCGAGATAATGGCAGTGGTAATAGATTTCAAAATGTTGAATACGATTATCGTTGTATAGCAAATAACGACAGTGATGTATTTACTTTTTTATTTTGTGAATATAATTATTTATTACAGCAAGCTGATTATGTAATGAAAAGCACTACACCTATTAATGTAAATAGAGTGTTTTTTATAGACAGGTCAATAACAGAAATATCAAAAACAATTGTAGATGCTTACTCTACTATTGATAATGCTAACCAGTTCTATGATAGAGCTAAGTCATTCCTGTTCGATAACTTTACTGGTGAAAGCGAAACAATAGTCAATCGGTCAGGAACATTGATTGATGCTGGCAGTAACAACATTGTCATAGATGCCACAGCAGGTCCAGCGTTTGCTTACAGTGGCAACACAATTACAATCAAAGCTGGCACATACACTGGGGATATGGTCACGACAGGCACAATAACGCTCGCTAACGGCGCTGAGTTTAATGGTACTAGGACTGACACCAACGGTACGATTACACCGCCTGTTACCGTCACTTTGAGCGGTTTAGTGGCTAATAGCGAAGTTAGAGCTTACCTTGGAACCAACCCGACCACAGCGGTAGAAATCGACGGTGTTGAAAACTCTTTAAGCTCATTCACATTTAGTCATACTGTTCCTGGTCAAAGTGGATTTATAATCGTACACGCTTTGAATTACCAGCACCAAAAAATCCCAGTGGTATTTAGTAACACAAATACAACAATCCCTGTCCAGCAAATCCTTGACAGGCAGTACCGAAATGATTAGTAACGCGGTATACTGAAAGCAATGTTTACATTCAACGGTCAAAACAAACTCATCACAGTAGACTTTGGGGTCGATACAATATCGGCTGTAGGCGTTTATTCGGACTGGAAAGAGTGGGTACGACAATCAGACAATGCAAAGTACCTTGAGGCATTCCAGTCGTCAGGACGCGAGCCAACAGGAATCGGCGTATTTTCTACCCCGTACATTTTTATAACCAACGGCTGGAAGTTACGGCCGTACGAGGGCAATCACACGCTCACGGTAGACGGCAACTTGCTTGTGGAGGGTGGAGTTGGTTCGCCATTCGTGCCAACACTAGGAGCGTTCCAAGTGCTTATAAACCCAATCAACCGTTCAGACCTACCTATTGCCGTTATCGGAACAGGCGGAGGCGGAGGGGATTCAGTTTGGACTGAACAGGAAAAAGACGATGTTATCGACTGGTCAAAGCAAGCTGCTAGCCAAAGGTTGCACCCACCAACACCGTGATACAATCTACCTGAGAGGAAGTTCCGCGCCTCTCGCACGATAGCCACTTCACCGTGGCTTTTGTGTTATATTTAGAGAGGAACAGCAATGGAGAGGGCAGATGAATGACCAACCAAACCTACCGTTCGATGAGCGCTTCCGCGATGCGGAACAGTATACGCTCGATTTTGAGGCTCTACCGAAACCACAACCGCCAACACCGGACTACGTGATACAGCAACCGGTCTGCATCGGAAACTGCAAAGCCTGTCGCAGTTGTGACGGCGATTGAAAGGAGGTGGTCTTATCTACTGAGTGGGCTAACCCCCCACTCTTTTTCTTACCCCCCCCACCCCACCGTGTGGGTCATCGGTAAAGTACCTGAGAGGGGACTAATCGGACGCGTCAGAGGGGAGGGGAGGGCAAATACCGTTACATTACTCCGTTTGCTATAAAGGTCAAAACAGACCCCCCCACCGCTTCCAGCCGAGATTCTAGTGGCAGGGGAGTGGTTGCTTGCCGAGATTTTATGATACAATTATCGTATGTATACAACCGATGAAAAAGTAAAAGACTTCGCGGACGTACCAGACGGTACAAGCTCCACTCAGCTCAAGCAGTACATCCGTATTGTGTCTGGTTATATGGATAAAGCGGTCGGATATAGAATCGGATTTTGTAAAGACGATACAGAGCGAACACTCACGTTCGATGGGAGCGGAACAGACGTCATCGACCTCGGGAAAAACTGGGTATCAGCGTTCGGCGAAGTACAGGAAAACGGCGCAGTCATCACAGACAGCGTACTCGGCTACCCAATCAATGAACCGCACACATACCAGCTAGTTATGAAGATAGGAAACTTCTGCGAGGATTTAGGCGCAATCACGCTGGCGGATTGCAAGGTCGGAGCGTACATCGTGGACTGGAAAGAGGCGGAACACAATTTGCCTGAGGAACTGGAACACGCTTGCAACGTGCTTGTCCATTCGATTATTAGAACCAAAGCGAACGGCGGAATGCAGGTAGCTGGAAAAGTAGCCTCAGAAAAAACCAGCCAATACTCAATCACATTCGCGAGCGGAGTAGTTGGCGAAATGGGTCCAGATGAAGTTAGCGCAATGCAGACACTCGCATTCTATAAAGACCACTTTATTGCATAAATATGTTATCCAGAAAACGATTCAGAGGCGGAATGATTGTACGAACAGCGCAAATCGACGCTAGTGTTGTCAAAGCTGAAAAGCCAATGGTAGAAGAGCGAAAAGAAAAAAAGGTAATACTGAAATAACTATGTTCACCAGATTGCAAACAAAAACAGCAGAAATACAGACAGTTTCACTGATACAGGATGCAATCGGGCAGACTGAGGAATCGTGGGTAAAAACATCTTCACATATTTGCCGGTACGAACAGAATGCCAAAGCAAGGGTCATTGACGGCGCGTACAAGGTTACGCTAGAGGATTACATCTTCTTCTTTGACAAAGGCGTTGTAGTCACAAACGAACAACGAATAGTGATTGACAACCGAATCTTCGACGTTATAGCCAGCTTTGACATCGAGGGGATGATAGCGCCACACGTAGAAGTTTACGCGCGATTCAACGGCTTTGTGGAACAGAACACCCCAGTCGCCACATATGTACCACCAGTACCCCCACCCATCGTACCTCCGACAGTTGTATCCTTAGCACCATCTTCGTTCAACACGAATCGGATTGTTTCTTCTGCATTGGTATCAGACTTCGGAGATTATCCAGACATTGACCAAATAGGAGTCGTCTGGCGAGTTGGCGGAACACTACCAGCACCGGCTGAGGACACTCTCCCAGCGGACACTGACTACGGCAACGTAGTAGCATTGACGTTATCAGTGAACTTGAACAACTCATACGGCGTGACAATCACAGGGCTGGACGATAACACTGGACACGTATACAGAGCATTCGCACGATCAGGTAGCAAATATTTCTACAGTGACATCGAGTTCCAACAAACCACTGAACAAGAACAAAGCGGAGGCGGAGGCGGAGGCGGAGGCGCAATCTCCTTCTAAACTATATGGCACGATTAAAAACACAAACAAAAGAATTTGCAAACGGCGTGAAGTTTCTATCACGGTCAACAGACTTTGGATTCAAAGTAGATGACGCGCTCGACAATGCAACCAAAGATATTTTGCTCAACATCGAAACGGCGGTCAAACTGAGCTTCACGAAAAACTTCGATGCCAAAGCACCTACAAACAAAAAAGAGGCGGACACCCTTGCAGCTTTTGGGCGTTCGGCTGCTACCAGTTTGAAAAACCAGTCACCAATCGACAGTGGAGATTTACAGGGGTCGGTCAAAGGCATCAGCACCGGCAGGAACACCGGCGAGGTAGAGATGAAACAGAACTACGCAATCCACGTAGAGTTCGGGACGGTCTATATGCCACCGCGACCAGTGTTCCGATACGGAGTGCGAGATGCGGCTAAGGAGAATGATGGTATTATTGTAGATGAACTATTCGACATACGCGTATGATTAACGAACATATATTTGCCACCATCAGAGATAACATTGCAGGTCTGGAAACCACCTCAGGCAGTTTTAATATTTACCCACTGCGAGTACCCGATGGGCTACAGTTTGACCTCGCCATTGTCTATAACAAAATCTCAGGCACACCGGTATTCCATCAAACCGGAACAGACGTACAGCTCACAGTCATCAGCAAAACATACAGCCAATCTGAACAGACTGCGCGCGAGCTGGTAGAGCTTTTCAGGAACAAACAATACTCAGTGGAGGGCGATGTAGTTGCCACCACAGTCAAGAGTATTTCAGAGCTACCACAGGACATCGAAACCAAGCTATACCTCACCGCAGTTACCATCTATATCAAGACTGCAAAAACAGGTGCATAGCAAAATCCGTTATGCTACAATTACTCTAATGGCGAAAAGAGTTACAAAAACAAAAAAGCGTCAGTATAAAGTTTTAGTGCTGAGCAACACGTTTGTCGAAGGACGTTTGCGGAGCGCAGGCGATGAAGTCAAAGTTTCAAAAGAATACTACGACCGCGTTGCTAAAGAGCGGGACAATCAATTACAAATTATTTAATACTCATTTATGCAAACAGAAGTACAAAAAGACAATGCCATCAGAATTGGCTCAATCGTTTTGGAGGTTGGTCCAACTCTTGAATCGCTTGTAAACGTGGGAGCGCTACGTGACATCTCACTCAACGCAACTGGCGAAACCAGTGAAGTTGTTTTTGACAACGTACCGGCAATCCGAATGTTCCGGAACGGTGACAAGTTCGCGCTGAACGCAACTCTAGCTGAAATCAACTGGAGTGTAATCGGGATTATGAACGATGGGCAAGTAACTGTCGAAACCACAGCCGGAACACCGGTAGCAGGTGCAACTCAAGTTCTTCCAACTGGAGCGTGGACATTCGACAAGGTTGTCGAACTAAAGGGTCAGAACGATTCTGGATTAGCACCAACAATCAACTCAGTAACTGGTTCAAGTGATGGAGCGACATCAGACTTCAAGCTCGTACAGCTTCCAAACGGACTGTGGGGAGTTTCAATCGACGCCGGTGGAGCGCTAGGCTCAGCTGTACAAGACGTTACAGTAGACTACGACTACACACCATCAGCAACCAAGCGAATCACATTCGACTCTGCTGGAAAAATGATTGACAAGTTTATGAGAATCACTAACACCAACCAAGATGGTAAGACAAAAGTCTACACACTATCAGGTGTATCAAACGTGACAGCAATGGAAATCGACTTTGCCGGTGATGAAGAAAACGATGTGGCAACACTTCCAATCTCATTAGAGGGTCGAGTAATCGAAATCATTGACGCACAGCAAACTACCTAAACAATATGCACTTAAACCCCTACAAAGATAGAGGGTGGCATACTGTTGAAATTAGAGAGCGATGGGGTAAAAAAGTCACTTACAAAATACCTTACGAATTGACTGTAGAGGAAATCGAAACCATACTCGAATTGAATATCCGAATCGAGCAGGTATCAAAGTCCAAGGTCGAGTCTGAGGACTTCAACGCGCAAGCGGAAAAGATGAAGGAGTTTTGGAGTTACCTTTTTGCACAGTGTACGGTCATCTTTCGACATTATCATCCAGACGTTACAGAGGAATATCTGCGTAAGCATTTACCTGAATCTGTGGCGCTGGAGGTAACTGGCTTCTTTGAGAATAACCGCTATTACAAGGCTGAGCAAAACGCTCAAGTCTCAAAAAAAAAAGTAAAAGCGAATGACCAACTGAAGTCATTGCGCCGTAACATTGTGTTTATGGTCAAGAATGGATTTTCATTGCTTGACATCAAAAAACTTTATATTGACGAGTTCTTCAACTACTACTACGAGTTGGTGTATTCGTTGGAACAGTCAAAGCAACTTCCAGAGGGTAGCTACGATAGAGTCCAGGGCATAGACCGCTCAAGTGAAAAGCTGGATAGCTTCTTCGGTAACTTAGATGTAAAATAGAATATATGGCACAACTAGAAATCGGAAAACTCATCTACAGCGTTACCTCCAAAATGGACGGTAAGTTCAAACAGAACCTAGACAGGGCTGACAAAAGCGTGAAGCGTCTTGGTGGAACGATGAAGAAAACCACCAAAGCGACTGACATCAGCACCGCCTCAGTTCTCAAAAGCACAGTCGCTATTGCAGCGATGTACAAGGCATACGACATTGCACGGAATGTTATCAGGGGAATGATTCAGAACGCATCAGACCTTACTGAGAGCATCAACGCGGTGAACGTAGTTTTTGGCGAGGGGTCAGACGATGTTTTGAAGTACGGAAAAAATGCGGCTACCTCAGTAGGTTTGGCGCGAGCGGAATATAACCAGATGGCAACCATCACTGGTGCTTTATTAAAAGACACCGGACTAACGATGGATGAAGTCGCAGGTCAGACAGACCGGCTCATCACTAGAGCTGCCGACCTTGCTTCCGTATTCAACACAGATGTAACCGATGCTACCAGCGCAATCAACCAAGCTATCCGAGGCGAAACTGAGGGGATCAGGCGGTACGCTGGAGATGTTTCAGATGCCACACTACAGACATACCTACTCACAAACGGAATAGCTGGAACGGTTACGCAGATGACGCAACAGGAAAAGCGACTGCTCCGAGTGGAAGTGCTTATGGCACAAACTGAGGTCGTAGCAAATGACTTCGCAAATACCAGCGATTCTTTAGCTAACCAGCAACGTATTCTTACTGCACGATTCAAAGACGCGACCGGTCAAATCGGAACAGCGTTCTTGCCAGCAATCAGCACCGTACTTAAAGCATTCGTAGACACGAAATCCGAAGCCAAAGATAACTCAGAGGCGATGGAATCATTCGGACGTACATTATTCCGCGTATCAAACGTGGTTATTGTGCTTGGCGCGACAATCAGCAACCTTGGTGCAGCTACAAAAATTGCGTGGAACGGACTGCAGAACGCATTCGTGGGTGGAGCCGGAGTCGTACTAGCTGTTATGAGAAAAACAACAGACGTGCTTGGAGGCGACACATCAACCATCGACAGCGCTATCGCTGACCTTGCTGACCAGTCTACAAAAAACTTCCAAGATATGGGTGACGCGATTGAAACAATGGGTAACAACAGCGAAAAGATTCAGGAGGCGATGGGTCAAATTTGGAATCCAACTAACTACGTTGCAATCGACAATACATCAAAAGCGGTTGCTGGCTTAGATACGGAAATAGAAACGCTAGACACTACAACTCAAGACGCTTCGGAGGCGATGGCAAAAGCAAAAGACGAAATGGACGGTTGGCGTGAGAGCTTGCTGGGCGCGCGAGATGAGGCAAAAGAAACTGCCAAAACAATGAACGATGAGTTGACTGATTCATTCGAGAAGTTTGGTGGCGCTATTAAAGATAACCTTGCAGAAACCAACTCAGGACTGGCAGATATTGTTATTGGTGCGGAGGCGAAGCGAAAAGAGCTCAAGGATTTATTGAGAAATACAGATGACAAGGATGAGCGTCGCGGTATCAAAGATGAATTAAAAGAGGTCAAGGAAATCTTCGATGCAGAAAAGAAATTCGAGGAACGGCGCGCTGACGAACTACTCGCAATCCGAACACAGCTCGAAGAGGCTGGCATCGACGCTTCAAAGCTGGGACTAGAAACCCTGCAATCAACACGAACGCTCGAAGAGGAAATCGAGGAAAAGCGGAGAGTAGCCGGACTGGATGACTTCACGCGATTCAAAGAACAGCAATCAGCGAAACTGCAAACCATCGTCACCAACTTCATTAAAGAAACCAACTTACTGCAGGCGAAAATCGACACGCAAAAGCAATTCGAGGCGGACTTGACTGACTTCCTCAGTACGGAGCTTACTAACCGTCAGAGCGACATAGATGCGTTTGCCAGCGTAGCAATCGCACGATACGGTGATGTAGCCAGCTCAATCGAAAACCTTATTTCACAGCAAGCGCGACTAGCAGAAATCCCTAACCTTGTATCGAGCGGACTGGCAAGCGGACAGGGTATTTCACTTCCGACCGGTGGAGCTTTGAACAACGTCGCAGGCGGTCAAAACAGCACCACCAACACTGTGAATAACAACGTCAGTCCCACAGTAAACATCGCAGGGTCAGCAGATCAGAACCTATCAGCTACAGAGTTGTCTGCTATACTTGGGTACGAGCTAAGTAAATTCTTACGATAATATGATAGGAACACCACTCACAATCAAGAATCACGAAACTGGTGCAGAAATCGTGCTTAATGACCACGTTACTGACCCGAATAACGTCATTGCTTTGCAGACGTTCCCTACGTTCGCGCCTGAGGTACGAGCAAATAACCTCCCAAAAAACGGCGCGCACGGCGAGTTCAGACTGCCACACTACTACAGCGGAATGTCTGTGGTTCTTCAGGGTGTGATTGTGGGTGAATCAGAGGCGAATGTTTGGCAAATCAAACAGCAATTCGACAATATACTCAAGCTATCACGAACCGGATTCCCTGAACCATACACTGGAAGCGATACACCAAAACCAATGCGCGACACGTTGGTCCGAATCAGTTACCTAGACCCTTTGGGAAATCAAATCTTTGTGGACGGAACACCGCTCAACTCAGTTTCATACGATAGAAAATTGCAGGAACAGTGCGTACTAAACTTCCAAGTGATTGTGCGAGTGAACTTCCCATATCTGCTTATCAAAGATGCAGTACCAACAATCGAAACCGGACTACTCGGCAGTATTAAGTCAGGCTTCCAGCTTGGGAATTCAAAGGTGGATAGACTCGGTACCGAGTACGCCACAAACGAACTGACCATCACCGTACCAACACCGGCATTCGGAGTTATAAAAGTGTTCGGCTCAGACGATGGAGTGATTGTGAATCCAAGAGTGACAAACAAAACCAACGGAACATCAGTACGAATCCGCCGTCCATTATCTGGCTCAGTGAACTTCTTTGAAATCAACGGACTGGAACAGAAAATCGAAAACCAAAGTGGAGTAAACTTGACGGCATACTCAGAGGGTGGATTCATCTATCTTGAGGCTGGCGAAAATGTATTGCTCTACACAGCCGAAACAGTATTGCCATATTAGTTATGATTATTCACATTTACGATGCACAGAACCAAACCAAAATCGGGCAGTTAAGTGCCTCAGATTTTACGCGGATCAGCATCAACCTGAACATCGACGACTTCAACTCGGCGACACTCCAACACACGTTCAATCGCAACATCAGTGAAGTAGGATTGCAGGGCTTCGAGAACTTATACATCGAAGATGAAACCGGCGAGATTATTTTTGGCGGAATACTGGCTTCTTACAGCATCACATCAAAACAGAACACTCTCAACCTACTCGACCACCGGTGGGTACTCTCACGACTGATTCTTGACAACGTACTGAATGTAAACGCTGGGGACGATGTAATCGACACGGTAGAAACGCTTATCGACCTCGCAAAAGCAAAACGCAGTATTCCGTTGGTCTTTGACCGTGAGGCGAGTGGATTCAACACTACGTTCGAGGCGGACTTACGATTCGAAATTGGAGATGACTTTGCCAGCTCAATCCAAAAGATTATTCAAACTGTATACGCGCGGTGGGCAGTTGAATACAGCTTCATCGGGAATGACATCATCGGCAAGCTCCGAGTCCGTTCAGTACGAGGCGTCACGCCTGAGGGCATCGGGCGTGCGAGCGGTTACTTCACAAACGAATCCGGCGAGATTATCACAATGCGATATGAGGAGGGTGGAGAGCTGAACAGCATTCAAGACTTCACGCTCACGTACGACCTATCCAGCTACACATCACGAACCACAGTCGGAACCAAAATTGGAGGCGTCAACAACTCTATCGTCACACCACCGGAGGGCAATAGCGCGTTCTTCGAGAACACATTCGGGCGTACCGAGGGATATACTACAGACTATAAAGCAAACTCATTACAGACAGCTCAGGTCGTTTCTACCATCAGTCAGGTGCCACCACGCATCGACATCGAAGTGCTCATCAATCCAAAAAGCGGAATACGAATCATTCCCGGCGACAGAGTGAACTTGATTATCGACACGCCATTATTGCAGGGTGTGAGTGGGAACTTGGTGCGAGTGGACGCGATTAGCTACAACTTCCGCGATGGAATCTTCGAGCGAACCGCGCTATTGAACTTTGTTTCACCACAAAAGCGCGTAGGTACGACTGGGCTATTGCAGAAAATCAGCCAGCTCGACACGCAATTGGACGGTCTAAACAAAAATTATCTCACCAATTAGCAGTTGAATTATTACCAGAAAACTTATATAATTGAAATATGATTTACTTCCTAAATAGCACAAACCGAGTCTACGATGACAATGAGTTGAACCGGATGGCAGGTGTGTTATTTTCGGACGGCATTTTCAATACAAAAAGTGCATCTCACGAGGCGTGGCTGACGGCAGGCGACTTGCTTGTGGAGGCTCCGGGCTTAGATATGAACATCACAGCGCGAGCCGGTATCGCGTCACTTACAGTTCAGAGCGATGGCAAGCCACAGCAAATCTTCATTCAAGAGGATGTTGCATTAGCGGCGACTGTCACATCGAACATCACACTGGCAAACAGAATGGACGCTGTTGTGCTTCGAGTAAACCAGAACACCATCGACAATGACGCGCTCAACGCTGCTGGAGATAATGCAGTGAGCTTGGTTGCTATTTCAGGTAACGGCGCAACCCCACTATCAGACTCAGCTATCGCAGTAGCAATGGCTGGCGACCCATTCGTACGACTGGCAGACATCAACGTACCGTTCGATGCGACTGAAATCGTTTCAGCAAACGTCACAGACCGGCGCGAGTTAGTTTCAATGACACGCGCAGTCAAAGCGGAATTCGATTCAGTGCGATTGTTCGAGCTACAAACTGACCCTGATGCTTCACAGCTTAAAGGCGGTGAGATTTGGTATAACCAGTTCGACGGTATATTAAAATTCTTTGACGGTACAAACATCAGCGCGCTACAAACTCAGACATACGACTGGGGATATTACCCACCGGACGGAATCGACGATAGTGCAAATAACTTTGACGTTGTTTCTGAGAATGAGGGTGAGATAGGAGTCAGTTCACTTGTGGCTTGGAAGTATGTTGACTTCGGAGGTGACGATGGAACAGCGATGGCTGGACAGTTGTTCGTTATGCCAGATATGGAAAACCCATTCATTCAAGTGAAGATGGCAAACCCTGCTTATCAGGCTGACTTAGTATTTGAAACGTGGACGGTTGATGGCGCAGGCGCACCGGTTACGGAAGTTCAAACTCCATCAGTACGGAGTATGCCTAAAGCGACAATCCCTAAAAACGATTACATCGACCTCTTTTTAGACGGCTCACTTTACACGGCTGGGGTGACATACTTGCTCGTTATGAAAGCTGAGGGAATCAGTCTACTTAATACTGGCAATGACAGTGACTTCAAGACCGGTCGAGTGCTATTTTCAAACTTAGACGATGACATTTTCTTCAAAGGGTACAAAACAGCATTTAACTCTACAACTCAAACCTCTACTGCAACCTCAATGACTTGGAACACTACCGTGCCAAACCGGCAGTGGGTAATGCGTATTTCAGACCGCGCACAATTCCGAATAAACCAGACTGATGCGACTGGGAACGCTCACGAGGTGTCACAAACATTTATTGCTAAGTCACGCGACATCATCAAGTTCAACGTAAGAAAAGCGCCGAACACCGGATCACCTACTGGCGACATCACAGCTTCGTTATATCGAGCAGATGAAAACGGTCAGAGCGTTGGTCCCGTGCTAACCAGTGCAGTAAAAACTGAGGCGGAACTGGCTTTGGTTGTAGACAATGAAAACATCGAGTTCGACCTGACGCGCGATGACTTAATCCTCGGAGCGAAATACGTGGTCGTGTTCGACGCTGATGTAAAAGACGATACTGACAACTACCGATTCTTTTTCGCAGAATATTCACGCGGTCAAGCGCGAGTGTTTAACACCGTAGATGGCTGGGTAGACTTGGGTGGCGACTTCTTTTACTCAACTGAAACGACTTCGTCACGTAAGATTTTGGTGCTTGGAAACGATGGGCTGATTCCTCAAAAACTTATAAACCTTGAGAACTTCAGAAAGATGAATGTTGAAACTACGCGAGGGGTGTTTAATAAAATTGCATCTGAAGCTAGTGTACAACAAGTAATACCCCACGGCTTGGGATACGCACCAACGCGAGTTACTTTGCACGGTATGCTCAATAGTAGTAACACGGTATTTAGTTCTTCTTACGGAGTGTGGGACGTGAACGGACAGCATTGTGTTTATTCTTGGATGGGAGGTAATTACGGTAACGCTGCTGTTGCAAACATCATTGCACGATTTTATGTTGGTAGTTCGAGTAACGAGGGTCAGACCGGAATTATGTCAGTTGACGAAACCAACATTTACATCGACTGGACTGAAAACGGCTCTGCTAGCTACGACAATATGTCATTCTTGTGGGAGGCAAATTAAAATATGTTTACAGCAATCTCAACAAACTTCAATGGAGCGACATCACAATCCGGTCCAATGCTCATTCCATATCCAGGTACACCGGTTGAGGGTGATTTGTTGTTCTGTTTTATTGGAGTTGATTATGGCGGTAACATCACACTACCGGCTGGGTGGACACAACTTCATAATCAGCGAAACTCAAACCGTGGAGTCATTCTCTGGAGGCGAGCGGATGGAACAGAATCAGGAAATTTGTCAGTAACAATGACTAGTTCTCAACCTTGTACAGCAGTAATGACGCTGGTTCATTCAGATACAACTGCGTTCCCGTTGTTCATAGGAGCGTACGGATATTCTTCGAGCGCTGATTGTCCAAACTTGCCTATACCTTTCGCAGTCGATGACGCTTTGTTTATTTCTGGAATGGCGGGCGCGAACCGTGGACTTAGCACTACTGGCGCAATGACGTACCCAGACGACTATGATGACGCTCAGGCGTTCGCAACCACCAACTCGACATCAACATCAAGTAGCTACACAGGATGTGGTGTGGCTACAAAAACTGGTCCGTCAGACGGTGACGAGAATCCGGGTCGATTCATAAAAAGTTCAACATTCAACGCGCAGGTCGCAACGATTATGGTGTATGAAATGAAACTCGATTCTATTGCACCAGACACCAAACTACTTAACGAGCTTAGTCCATCACAAATCACCGTAATCGGAGATATTTCAGCAGGCGCTACAGTAGAAATCGGCGGAGTAGCTTCGCCATTTATAGAAGTGTTCGACGACCAAACACTCAACGTAGTTGTCCCAGCATCAGCCGTGCCAGCGATAGTGGACGTAGAAGTAACAGACACCGCAACCGGACTGGTATTAACTTTACCAACGGCTTTGTCATACCTGAACATCGCACCCATCGTTTACGGCGTGACACCAACCGGAACAGGATTAGATACCCCACTAGGAATAACAATCACCGGCGAAAACTTCCGAGCTGGATTAACCGTAAAGATTGACGGCGTAGCGTGCACAGACATTGTGTTAGTAAGCGATACAGAGATCACCGCAACCGTTCCAGCAAGCGCTGAGCAAAAGTCAGCTACCATCGTTGTCGAGAATGACGATGCACAAAGCGATTCAATCGACTTCTTTTATATGGCGCTATCACCAGTCCAACCGGCTGAGAGCAGTGTGTCGGCAACATTCGAAGTCAGTGGAGTACGATATATACAATAAACAGAAGTAGGTTATAATATAGTTATGGAATCAACATTGCTTACAATTTTACCGAATCTTTCAATAGGAATCATCTCGGTACTATCCCTCGTTTATATTACAATTAAGTTTATTCATCACTTAGACGCGCGCACAGTCCGACACGAATCAGCAATGTTAGAACGTGAGAGCCGAATCAGACTTGTAGAGTCAGAAGTCAGAACCACAATCGTCACGCAGTTATCTCAGAATACAGAGGCGATGAATGACACGGCAAAAGTGTTGGAGCGAGTAATGATTAAGATTGATAACAGCAAGTAAAATGCAAATCAAACAGACACTACTGGAACCGCAAAACGAATATTCTTTTGCCGAAACCACCGGTGACAGTTTGATGTTCCACACCACACTCGGGACTAACTATCAGGGCGCGTACGACACGCTCAAAATCAGACACCTGAGCTACCATTTCATCATTGATGAAGATGGAACCATATACCAGCTTATCGACTTGTCACGAGGCGCGTGGGGCGCAGGAGCGACATCACGTATGAATGTTCGAGCCTTAGCATACTTCGGGCTGGTCAATCCAAACCAAAAAGCAATCCAAATCGCGTTCGTTCGGAGGGGTCAGAGCCAACTTACACAGGAACAGCGCGATGCTGGAGTCTGGTTGACAAAGCACATCGGAAAACAAACCGGCGCGCGATACAACCGGAATAATATGTTTTATCACCGCGAGGTAACAAACTACAATGCCTCAGCGAAACCGCCTGAGGTGAGAGAATACTTAGAGCAGGTACTCGATGGGCTGGTCGGATTCAAAGATAATACCGATAATGTTTCACCGGAATACCTGAAAATGTACATCAAATATTTACAACTTTTGATTCAAGTTTTGCTACTTAGGCAAAAACAGGGTCTTTAATATGATACAATATACACATATGAAAAAACTACTTACATCACGAACCAACTGGACAGTTCTAGTTATGTTCCTCATCGGAGGGGTAGAGGCAATCGCGAGCGTAATCCCAGCCGGACTACTTCCAATCATTCTCGGAGGTCTAGGACTCCTTGCAACTTACTTCAAGATGAACCCATCACAGGAATACGGGAGTCGTTATAGCTAGACTCCCACTTTTTTACCGTAAAGGTAAGGCTCTACGTTGTATGCAAAAGCACCCCCAATCACCACAGGAGGGTGTTTTTGTGTAAGGGGCTATAAAGGGGCTTAGTAGGTCGTCCTTACTAAACATAACTAAACAGAACATAACTGAACTAAACTTAACCTATTCGGGGTATAATAATACGACCCCCCCACCCCACCATTCTGCACAGCAACCGACTCAAGAGATGAGCCACAATATGAAATACTTACTACCATTTGTTCTGCTTTTAGGATTCGGAGTACCGAACACAATCGCCGAGCAACCATATACACCGCCAGAACCGCCTCAGCTCGAGAGCGTTCCACGCGAAACATCAATCGACAGGATCAACCTCCTTGTGGATATTATTCAGGAATTCGAGGGCTTCTACGCAGGCTCACGCGCGCAGGTAAATAACAACCCTTGCAACCTCAGGTGGAGCGCATACCAAACTGGAAAACTAGCTGGATTCGCATATTTTGATACATACGAGCAAGGGCGCGAGGCTTGCCGACACCAAATCACAATCGCTGCAGATGGCAGGTCCAGAGTCTACACACCGGATATGACCTTGCTGGAGTTCTTCAACGTGTACGCTCCGAGCAGTGACAATAACCAGCCGTCAGAATATTACGCATACGTGATTGAGCACACCGGATTCCCTGCTGAGATGCCTATTTCAGCGTTATTGCAGTAGTTCCCCACAGGTTGCCCACAGGAACGGTGTTTGACTTCCACGCTCAGCAAGGCATAATTGGGAAGTTACATTAACAGGTAAACAAATTAGCAGATATGTCATCAAAAAGCAGGTACTTCGGTACCAAGTTTTGGCGGGACTCTTACATAGAAAAGTTAGACCCTAGCGAAAAACTACTTTACATTTATTTATTCACCAATCCCGAGGCGCAGATGTGCGGTATATACGAGATGTCGCAACGGCTGATGTCGCTCGACACCGGATTCAGTAAGGATATGCTGGAAAAGCTGTTTACACGGCTGGTAAAAGACCGCAAAGTTATATACCACGATGGTTGGGTATGCGTATTGAACACCATCAAGCATCAGAACATCAACAACGGCAACACCCGAAAAGGAATAGAGCGCGAGCTCAGAGAGGATGTGCCAACCGAAAAGCTGGAATACTTTTTGGAACACGGAACACCGGCGTTCAGAGATATGCTCGAAGAGTTTGGAGTATCAGTTCCAGAGTACAACGGCGAAATCGTTGCCAAGGTGAGAGTAGAAAAGCGAAAAGTGCCACGCGCACCGAAAAAAGAAATCGCAGTTATCGAGTTGCCGGATGGATTGAATACAGAGGCGTGGGCAGAATGGTCCGAGTACCGAACCAAAACCAAACGCAAAACAATCACCGATGCAGCAGCAAAAAAACAGTGGAAAGTTCTACTGGCATATACGCACGATGAGCAACAGCAAATAATCGACAAATCGATTCAGAATGATTATCAGGGACTGTTCCCATTACAGGCGAACGGAATGCAGAATAAAAAGAAAATCTATGGTGCCTAGTTATTTTTACATTGTGAAGTTCAACGGTCATATGTACGAGGTCAAGTACACGTCGGAAAAAATCAAAGCGGTGATGGAGGCGATTCAGAATAAGGGCTGGATTATGATTCGTGAGGAACAGATACAAACCAACTCTAGTGGCATCGAGGATGTGATGACTGAGGATCAGTACCTCAACTGGATTGAAACTCAGCGTCCAAAACAGTTCGTACGCAAGGGAATCTGGTACTACGGAAAAGACAAAACAGTGATGCGAGTCGAGAAGTGGAAACAGGCTCAGATAGATGCAGAGAAAAAAACCAGTTTGCCACCGGCGGAAAAACCACTGACCAAAGCTCAACAGGAAAACATTAAAAAGATTCGAGAGAATATCGGCAAAAAGTTTGGGGTCAAGGCTCCTTTACAAACCGAAAAGAAACAGGCATAGTTACAAAGTAATTAATTCATATATGAAAATCATTCTTCCAACAGCACTTGCTCTAATGTTCGTACTCACGAACGGTCCAGCATTCACATACACACCGCAGGACTGCGTACCAACAGTCTCTAGCACTAGCACCGTTGCCACGATTTGTTAGTCGTGGTAACGTAGAGTTTGCCTTACTGCATAAGGCTACCTGTTAATGAATACCGCAAGGTACTCTCGGAATCGCTCCCCTCGGGGAGCTTTTTCATTGCCCAATGCGCTCCGGAACTGCACTAAATAATTCAGTTACCCACAGTCATACACTTTACTTTTTATACAAAACGCGCGATAATAAGAGGGTCAACACATTAACAGGTAAGACACAAAACAATGAATATAGCATTAAACGGCAACCAATTCGCAGTTAGCAAAACGCTAAGCGAAAAACCAGAATACACAGATTACATTTGCAAGACTGCAACCGGAATCAAAGTGGTACTGAGGCAGTGGACGGACGGATTAGTAGAACACAAAAAGCGAATACGATGCCGGTAGACACAGAAACCTGCGAAATATGTGACGGCGCAGGAACAGTCATCGGTGACAGTTATGACGAGTGGGGACGGTGCGAAGTCGGAGCTGGATATTATGAAACGTGCATTTGCCAGATAGAAGAATAGCTTATGAGAGATGAACAAAAAATCCAAATAACAATCACCGCTGAGGACGGCTCACAGATTAGCCGAACTCACATCATCGACAGCGACAGTTTGTACAACACCAACTGGAGCGCAACGGTCGAGAGTATGGTGGAGACTTTAGCCAGTAGCAAATTGCCAATATGAGACACGAAATAGCAGTATCAATTTTAATAGCATTTATATTCGTAGTAACCATATTTTCAATCATCAGTTTGATTGACTTGAAGATAGAGCGCGAACGGTTATCAATGACACCGGTGGAACGCATCGAGCAACTCGAAGAGCAACGCATCAACGATAAACATTGCCAGCCGAATGGACAGTTTTATAGACAGTGCAACCGGATGTATGACCAAATGGTGCAAGACGAATTAAGAGCGCAGTATGAAAAAAATTAAGAAAACTGAGTGGTACACCCCAAAGGAAATTGTAGAAAACGGATTCATCGACAGCATCACCAAAGCGACTTCAAAGGAAAACAAACTGCAGATGATGTTGCGATTCATTCGCACCAAACGAATCGAGGCGAAAAATGTTGGCACTGAGCAAAAACACCGGTACATCATTTTAGGACAGCATTTAACCAAATTCATTAACACCAAATAATTTATGTCAGAAGAAAAAACAGCATTGTCGATTCCAGAGATCACAAAAGAAATCGACCTAACGCTGGCAGACAAAGAAACAGTCGGGACACTTATTAGCACCACGTTTGAGGGCTTCGATGAATCATTGCTTCGGCAGGCGATTATGAAAGCGCGAATGATGGAGTTTGACCTGCGAGATATTCTAATCGGAAACATCTACGCAGTGAAATACAACGGTAAAGACGGCAAAGGTCCAACCGTGCAAATTATCACCTCGGTCGGACACATTCGTAAGGTCGGAGCGCGCAGTGGAGTAGTAGGTAAAGATGAACCAGTATTCGAGCGTGACGCTGACGGCAACATATTAGCTTGTTCAGTGACCATCAAAAAGATGACTGGCACGTATATCGGAGACTTCACCGCCAAAGTGTACTGGGGCGAATACAGCACGGGGAAAAACCTATGGCTCAGCAAACCCCACACGATGATATCTAAAGTCGCTGAGGCGCACGCAATCAGAATGGCTTGCCCTGAGGAGGCGAAAAATATGTACATCGCTGAGGAGTTCGAGCAAAAATACAATGAGGCAAAACCAGCAAACGTAGAAGTTAGTGACGAACAAATCGAGCAGGCTCAAGCAGATATGAGTAGTGCAAAAACAATGGACGAACTTACCAAAACATTTTTAGCGCTACCACTGGAGCTTCGGAATCATCAAACGATTATCGAATACGGTGGAGAGTTACGAATGAAATTAGAACAAGATAATCAAGATTAATATGACAAAAATCATTACAGAGTTTACACAGCAATCAGAGGCGTGGTTCAAGTGGCGCGAGGGAAAAATTACCAGTAGCACAGCCAAAACACTGGTCGGATATAAAGATTTGCTCAAAGCGGATTTGGTGCGAGCGATTATGGAAAATCCAGCAATGCACAAAGGCGATGACGAAAAGGTAATCGGAAAACTAAAGGTCGATGAATTAAAAGAGGCTATATTAGAAATCGAACCGGACTTCGACTTCCGAACGATGGCGTACAAAGCGAATGAGGACTTCGAGTACCGGATGCTTGCTCACGAATTGTCAGACGGTACAGCTCCAGTAGAAGAGGCGCGCGAACGTGGACACCGGCTGGAACCAGTGGCACGTGAGGAATTTGCAGCGCAAGCTGGCAAAACGATTGTCGAAGTGGGAGGTCTGGAGCGTGAAGATGAACCGCGAATTTGTATGTCACCAGACGGCGTGATGTTCAACGGCGACATCATCGACGAGTCAATCGAAGTGAAGTGTTTGGCAGGGTGGCGACACGTAAAAATCTGGCTCAAGAATGAGATTCCAGCTGACCATCGAGAGCAAGTGGTTGATTACTTTGTTGTGAATGACAACCTCAAGCGATTATTCTTTATTAGCTACTGTCCTGAGATTAAAAAGCACCCAATGCACGTTATCGTTGTGGAGCGAATCGACATCGAGAATGACATCAAGACAATGCTGGAGGCGCAAAAGCAATTCCTAGCTGAACACGATGAGCGACTCAAGCAGATTTACTTCGGATAGGCTTATGGCGGAACTAAAAACCTATAAACAAAAAGTGCGCCAGATAATGATTGACCACGAACCGGCGCGCAACAATGACGGAACGCTGATTGCACATTACATCTCAAAGCACTTAGCGCAGTACATCACAAAAGACTCGGACGGCAACCTCGCTGTACCTCTAAAGAACTTCCAGCACTTACCACCATTCGAGAACATCAGGCGAGCGCGAGCGATTATTCAAAACGATAACAACGAACTTCTACCAACCAAAGCCAGTGTGCGAAAAGCGCGAAAAATTAAAGAGGAAAACTGGCGGAACTGTGAAGTACGTGAGGCAAAAGCAGTATGAGCAGGCGCAAAAACATCAGTCAGGTAACTGAAAAAACTTACAAATTTCTTCAGGATGCTTACGATATTTCTGAAAAAGTAATTAACGAGTACCACACTAAATTAGCGCACCCCGATTACGATGGCTGGTTCGATTGGTATCACACTACTGGCACAATTATAGCGAACCGCAACGGCGGTACGAGCAACTTGGGGAAAATCAAAGACGATGAAGAATTAGCATTAAAAATAACAAAGCATATTTATGGCAGATAAGCATTACATCGGACAGGCAAAAGAAAAAAACGTCGAGTACAACGGTGGGAGCTTCACAGTATACAAGATTGGAATTTGCCTCGAAGATATTGGACTTGATTTAACAGGAATCAAAACACCTCCGCAGATCACCGCGCACAAAAACGGCAGACATTACTTCGACTTCGAGATGACGGAACGGCGGACTCCAGGCGAATATGGCGATACACACTCAGTCTTCTATACAGACAAGCCAAATCCGAACGCCTCAGGCGCTGGAACGGCACCTACAGCGAGCTCAGGCGGAAATACGGCACAAAGTACCGCACCGCGTGCAAACGCGCCTCAGAGCGCACCACAGACGCTCCCGAATGAGCAAATTAACCCTGAGGATATTCCTTTCTAAATATGAAACTACCAAAATACCGAGCGTGGGGAGTAGAGTACAAAGATGACACAGTAAAAATGCGGTACTCCAGAGATTATTGCAGTAACAGTATATCCGTTTTTTTCAACCTCGCAGTCGAGGGTCCAGCATTTGGTCAAGACTACGCACAGGTGCTTATGCAGTGGACAGGCCAAACTGATAAAGACGGGGTAGAGATTTACGAGGGTGACATTGTGGCAACTTTTGACGGAAGTCTAGAGGAATCAGAACGGTTGGAAATTAAATGGTGCGGTGAAGAGGGGTATCCAGCATTCGATGTCTCACCAAATCATATGGACGATTGTAATGGTTTGAGCTTCCACGCGCAAAACGTCGAAGACTTTAGTTTGAAAGTTATTGGCAACATTTATAAGAATCCAGAGCTACTAAAATAAATATCGAGAATTAATATGATAACCAAAAACAAATCAAAGCATATTCACTACCTCGACCGCGACACTGACATCGAGAGCTTGCTGGCGGAAATGATGAACCGGATGATACCGGAATGGCGCACAGTTCTTGAAGATGAGCAGATGAATTTGCAGGGCAAGGATGCTGGCGAGTTCCGAACCATCGACAATACGTTCAGCATCGGCAATACAGAACTTCAACGGATGCTTCGTTTCTACAAAGGCGCAGTAATCCCATACTTCTATCGACAGGAATACGGCAACTGGGATGAAAAAATCAGTGGCGAAAACCTACAGGACACGGATAAGCAGATGAAGCGGATGATTGGATTCATTCTGTACGACACCAAAGGCAAAAAAACTACTGACGTAAACAGCACACTCACATTCAAACTAGCGCGCGAGTTCAATGAGTTCCTTACTGACATCGAGAATGTTTGCTTCACTGACAACGGTTACATCTTCCCTGATGCAACTGAGTACAAAAAGCGCGAAAAAGAACACGGCGTAGGAGGCGCAAAAGTGTGGGCAACCACCGTGTTAAAGGAAAAGATTATGAACAAATACCCTAACCGCAAAATTGTATGATTAATGGAGTAATGGAAGATGCCCTAGAAACAATGAATCGAAAGCTGGACTCAGCTATAGATGAAGAATTAGCATTCGCAGGCTTATCGCGAGCAGATGTAGAACCGACTGGAGATTATTTACTGACAATCCACCACTACCCAAACGTAAATACAGATACTTCGGACGGGTACGTTACAACATTGCTCCAGAACAGAAAAATTATTATCAGCAAAAAAATTAGAGAGCAAAAAATATCAATTTCTATGAAAATACAAATCGTATGATTAAAAGATTGCTAAATGAGGACGTCGGCAAAATGGTTGTATACAAACCGAAAACCAACATTGAAGATGTCGGGCGCCTCAAGACATTCGACAACACAAACCAGATAGCGTGGGTTGTGTACAAGTGGGGCGAAACTTCGGAGTGGGAAAACTACACGGCTCAAGCGACTAATTACTCGGACTTAGAATTTGCGAACGTATGAGCCTTACAAACGGAATGGAAAGATTTGAGCCAGAAAATGAAGTTATAGACAACTTCGATAAATGCCCAGATGACCCTTGGGGGCGTCACAGGTGGTATCAGACCACTTTAGCTGAGCCAATAAAACAACAAGATTATAAAGAAAATGACGGCAGAATAGCAGCTTCACACGCTTGCCGTTGTGGACGATGGAGATTAATTACTTACCCAAAACCAAAACACGTATGATTGAATTAATGGAGCATCAAAGCCGATGCGTAAAGGAATACTCGAACCGTAGCGTACTACTGGCACACGAAATGGGTACAGGAAAATCAATTTCAGCCATCGCAATGCACCGCGACCGTGGAGCGATTATAGTTTGCCCAGCAAAATTGAAGCAGAACTGGAACGTGGAGCTGATGAAGATGGGAGTTAGTGAGAGCGATATTCAGATTATTGAAACCGCAAAAGATGAACTACGGAACGCAAAATGGCTAGTAGTATCATATTCCATCATCGACAAATTCATTGACCGGCTGGACTTCTATACCGGACTTACTTGCGATGAGAGTCACTTCATCAAGGGATCAAGCATTCGGTCCAAGGCGATTGTAAAACTAAGCAGTATGATGGAGGTAGTTACACTGTTGAGCGGAACGGCAATTATGAACAAACCGATTGAATTATGGAACCAACTCAAGGCAATCAAAGCGACCATCACTGAGGAAATGAACCGAACAGAATTCAGCAAGCGATACTGCGGAGGGCATATGCAACAGATGGGTCGGAGGCGATTCTGGTGGGAGGGTGGAGCTGGCAACCTTGCAGAGCTTCGAGAAAAACTTTTGGGAGACATCGACAGTGTAAAAAAAGCGGACGTATTGGAAATACCAGACAAAGTTGTCAGTACCCAAATCATCGAGTTCACACCGGCTCAGCGCTCAGAGTACAAAACAAAATTCAATGATTACGTCGAATGGTTACGTCACAATCCAGACCACTTCCAAGAGTACGTGGAGCGTAAAAAAGTCAAAGGCGAAATTGTTGATACCAAAGTGACGGCTCAAGACCAATTCGACAACGTAGTGAAAACAAAACAGCTAGTCGAGCTAGGCAAGTTGAAGCAGGTCACCAGCCTCGCAAAAGTTGATTACTTCTTATCGATTCTAGAGGAAATCGGTGACCAGCAATGTATCATCTTCACGGAATACATCGAGAGTATTGAACGCTTGAACGCCGGACTCAAAAAAGCCGGAATGAAGTACAGCACATTGAAAAATGACGGCTCAGTCGAAGAGTTCCAGTCAGGCAAGGCACAATTCTTCACCGCCAACATTGTATCCGGTGGGCAGGGATTAAACCTGCAGAACGCAAGCCTCGTCTTTATTTTAGACCGCCACTGGACTCCGGGTCAAAATGAGCAAGCTGAAGATAGAGTACATCGCAAGGGTCAAACCGAAAAGTGCAGTATATTCTACGTTACTGTCAAAGACACCATAGACGAGCGTATTGAAGAGATCAACCAGAAAAAGCGAGGCGTCATAAAAGAGCTTATAGGGTAATGGTTAAGTTCAGTTACCCACAGTTGTCACCTGCGTACACTTTACTTTTGTTACCAAACAGGGCATATTTAAGGAGTTAAAGACATTAACAGGCTTAACACAACAACTTATGCAAACAATCAACATTCAAGAGGTAGCAGAGGAATTGGCAGATATGATTAACGATGGAGAGTTTATCTTACAGAGCTTCGAAGAGAATCAAGTGTTCGAGGTTAGAAATCTTTTCAGCGACATCAATTTATCAAACGAGCAAGCCGAGCAAGTTCTTGAGATTGTTCACGGCGCAGTAGCTTCAATTTAATATGGACACTTTATTTGCAGAGCAAGCGATGGAGTCAATGTTAGAAATTGGAATACCGCTCGACGAGGCTGAGATGTTACTTGAGGATTTTATCGACGACGAATTAACCTACTAACAATGACACAGACAATCTACACACTACGAACGGATTCAGTAGAGGCGCTGGAGCGAGCTGAGGAAAAGAAAGCGGACTGTTACGAGCGATTCTACAATGTAAAAGTAGAGCCTGCTGGACTGAACAAAATTAACATTATTTGCACTAACGAAAAAAAATAAATTATGGGATTAGATATGTACCTCGAAAAGAGGCGATACGTGAAGAACTGGGAGCATATGAAGGATGAGCAAAAACACGAAGTCATTGCGAAGCTCGGAGGCAAGGTGGTCGAGTCAATCAAGCCGGAACGCGTTAGCCAAATTACTGAGCAGGTTATGTACTGGCGCAAGGCAAATCATATTCACAACTGGTTCGTTACTCACGTACAGGGTGGAGAGGATAATTGCGGCGACTTCTACGTCAGTAAAGAATCATTGACAAAACTGCTTCGGGTCTGCAAATTTGTTCTAGAGAACAGCGAGCTGGTGGACGGAAAAATTCGCAATAGGCAGGTACTCACGGTAGATGTTATTGAGGACGGCAAAAAGGTCGAAGATAGCACTGTAGCTGAGCAGTACCTACCAACATCAAGCGGATGCTTCTTCGGCGGAACAGACTACGATGAGTATTATATTTCAGACACAAAAGACACAATCGAGGCGCTGGAAAAATTACTCGAAGAGGATGATGGGGTGGCAGATTATTATTATTCATCGAGCTGGTAATATGAAAACAACACCATTTACTAAATAATATGGCCTACACAGAAAAAAGATTAGCGGAGTTAAAAGGCTGGATGGAAAATGTCATTGAACACGATGTGGAAAGACAATATATTAAATCCTTCCTAAAAGAATCAATCCAACAAGCAGTAGCAGAAGAAAGAGGCCAAGCATACACAAGACTGGTGGAGGGGATAGAGGGGGTGAAACCTCACGTCAGGAATGTGCCACCAAGCGATAAACAGAGTATTGAAGCCGTATGCTTAGTGCAGGTGGGGTACGAACAATGTAAAAAAGACATCCTAGAGAACGTAGTCAATCCCTTATATAGTAATCACATCAACAATTTTTCTGCTCTTAAACTCGCCCAAATCGCAGAGTAGCATTATAAGGATAAGAGATAAGACGTATGAATTTAGAAAGTGTATTAACCGACACAGACGAAAGACACAGTGACCTAGTTGACAGTATGGCTTACGCATTACCAAGTAAATTACAAATCTAAACGCACCGAGATATGAAACCACAATCAGAAGAAAAAAACTTTGTAATAGCCGATTTGATGACACACTATGACGACCTAAATGGCGTTTTAACTGGCTATGTCATCTGTACTATCACCGGAGAAGTGAAACCGTTTACTTGTAAGATAGCTAAATAAATATGACCCAAACAATCAAAGAACGTTTAGAACTTTTGAAGCGTGACCAAAACGCTAAGAAAGAAGACGACCCCCACTTTACTGGTTGTGGAGGTTGTGGAGAACAGTACCCAGCTATTTGTCCTGACTTACACAGTGAGAACCCCTGCGATGCCCTCGCACTACTACTTATTCGACTAACTAAAGATGGAATTTTATGAAATCAACAGCATTCAATCAGGATTATAGACTTGGAAAAATAGACGGCGAAAACCACTACCTCAGAAAACCATCGTGGGATTGCGGTTGGTACTGGGCAGTCGGGTATATGGGTAACAAAAATTGCCACTACCATATGAACGGATTCGCTCGCGAACACAATATGCACTTACGAGATGCTTTGCTGGAGGCGTTTGGTGAGAGCTTAACCATTGGTCCGCGAGGGTTGTGGACATTCACGGAACTTATGTACACCGCGTACTCACTTAAAGAGGCTGCTGAAGTGCTTGGTCGAGGCGGATCACACACAGCTAAAAACCCTTGCGCTGACACCATCCGGAACATCAGCGAGGCGGAACGGATTAATTCAAAAGTTTTACCAGCAATATTCGATGAGATGTGGAAAGTCTTGACTGATAAAGAGTATGCTGAAAAAGAGCCACCAAAAATCACAGTCAAATACGCAAAACGAATTTACGAATGTGTAGAGTGCGGACACCAAACCGAAATCGGAACCAACCATTACGGAGAATGTTATCCTAGATGTGATAAAAAGTGCTTCAAACAAACAGCACACAAATTCATTAGCGATTAAATCAAAATAGGTTATGCCAAATCATCAACAAAAACCAAAACGAAAAAAGAAACGAAAAGTAATCGACGTCAGCAAACTCGCACCGCCGAATGAAGTAACTGTAGAAATCGAAGTTGACGGGCGCACATATATGTCGACGCTAGAAGTTCCCGAAGGATCATCGTTCGAGGAAATTGCCTTAGCAAAAGAAAATCTAGCTGAGCTTATCAGACAGCAACACATCAAAGCGTACGGTAAGACCAGACTGTGGCGCAGGGCGTACAGATGGCTCGCAGACCGTTTGAAAAAGAGTGATGCTACCAAACGTGCCGAGGCGATATTGCGCGACTCAGACGGCGAATAATGTATAATGAGAGTACCGCGTTCTGAGCTGGAGTGGCGCAATAGAAACGCTAAGATGCCAGTTCGGGGACGCGAGTCCATAACAGCATCGAGGTCCGAACCAGATGCAAGATGACTATACGAGTACCGGACGGCAGTGTACGCACAGCAAGATGGATAGTGATGGGTCAACATTAGTTTACTCAGATTAACTCGGCAAATTCTTGCCTCCAGCTCAGAGCGCAGTACAAAAACAATGCACACTTAACAGGTGTGTATTTGTTGTGTAACAGGTTATATGCAGGTATAATCAGGTTATGTCATTAAGCAGAAAAAAAGGATTGGCGCGGACAGGATTCAAGAAACCTACACTCGCACAGGTGCGCGAAAAGCAAGCGCGCAAAAAAGCGATGGCAAAAACTGCTCCACCAAAACCAAAAGCTCCAACTAAATATCCAGCCTTCGCCGGTGTAGCAAACTCGCGCCGGTGGGTAGGACTGAGAGGCGTGTATTGGAAGATATTTTCAATGTACATCCGTAAGCGTGATTTTATAAAATACAATGGGCGATGCGTCAGTTGCCCACGCATACTAGAGGACTGGAAACTCGGAGATGCTGGACACTACGTTTCGGTAGCGCGAGGCGGAATAGATTTATGCTTCGATGAAACCAACGTCCACCTCCAGTGCAAGCGCTGTAACAATCCAGAGTGGACGGTTGACGCCTCAATACCCTTTGCAGAGGAATTAGACCGGCGACTCGGAGATGGCACGGCTAAAAACCTCAGTGCGCGAGTGCATAAAGAAATGGGAAAAGTGCCAAGTGCAGAGGAATACAAAGCGCTGGTGCATATTTACAAAAATAAATTTGATTCATTATGAAAATAGAATGGCATCCGGAAGTTGTGCTGATAGCCGATATGAAACCGGCGGAGTACAATCCACGAAAACGGAATAACAAAGCAAAAAAAGCGTTCGCAAAAAACCGTGAGGAGTACGGCAACCTAGAACCGATTGTGCTGAACTTGGATAACACCATCATCGGTGGACACCAACGGTACTACCACGCGATAGACTGTGGCGATACAGAGATGGAAACGTTCAAGCCAAACGTACAGCTCAGCATCGAGGATGAAAAGGAATTAAACTTGATTCTTAACAGCATCACCGGTCGAACCGTTATTGACGGATTGATTGCATTGAACTTTTCGCAGGATCAGCTCGATGAGCTTGGGTTCCGTGAGTTCAAAATACCAGTAATCAAAGTACCAGATACGGCAGTGGTCGAAGCCGGAAAACAAAAAAACAAAAGCATACTTGCAATGTTCTTCGATGTAAAAGACTTGGTCGAAGTAAAGAGGGTGCTCAAAGCTATTATCAGGGATGAAGAGGATGTCGATGGGGTGGCATCAGCAATTTTATTTTTAGAACAGTATGCTTAATATCAATTGGACAGACAAAATTGTGGACTACGCGGACTTAAAACCATACGAGGGAAATCCGCGCGAGATGACAAAAGAGAATCGAAGCCGGTTGAAAAACAGCCTGCAGAAGTTCGGGCAGGTGAAACCACTGCTAGTAAATAAAGATTTGACTATTCTCGGTGGGAACCAACGCATCACACAGCTCAAGAATAAAAAAGTGTGGGTACGATTCCCGAACCGGCAACTGAATAAAGAGGAATCCAAAGCGGTGCTTATCATTCACAACAATAAGATTGGTGACTTCGACTTTTCGCTGTTGGCTGAGCTTGGATATACCGATGACGAATTGGTTGACACGTTTGGATTCGACCGCGAGCTAGTAAATGAAATGGGCTTCGACTTCGATGACCTCGACTTCGATGATATGGATGATGACGTAATCATTAAAAAACTGATTGTGTCGTTCCCAAAAGATGTAGACGTAGAGCAGTTTACCAAAAAGATAAATGACAAACTCGGAGTAGAAACGTTCGAGGAATCATTGTTAATTCTAACTAAGAAATATGAAAACAGTAACATTGGTTGAGCACATTGAAGACCCAAAAAACTTCATTAAGCAACCGGCAGAAGTAGCGCACGGCGAGATTCTTTTAGAGGATGAGTTCATTGGCGTAGATGCGTTCGGAGTGACACAGCTCGTATACGTGAAGCTACCGGACACAAAAGAAACCAAGATGTACAAGGCTCTAGTGAAAAAGCTCCACTACAACACCACACAGCGCGTGAGTGGGCTTGCCACCACATCGACCATCTTTGGGTACGCACCGCCGGTAGAGATGCGTCAAAAGCCATTCTGCTCCAGTACAAAGCTGGCTGAGGATTTACCAAAAGAGAATCGATTCCTTAGCTGGTATTGTGGCAAGTACATTATGCCGTTATTTGAAAAGCACTACGCGGAAAACTTAAAGGAACACTTCGCAGTGATGGCAGACGTGAAGCCGGATTGGATTATGAAAGATACCATTTTCACCGGTGGAGTAATCAACAAAGCGAACCAGCTCAACTACCACATCGACAGTCAGAACATCAAAGGCAGTATAAACGCAATGGTGTACTTCGCTCGAGATATGAATGGCGGTGAGTTAGTCTTGCCAAAATACAACGCGCGCATCAAACCGCAGGATGACTACGTGTTGCTGTTCCGAAACGATTTGGTCCACGGCGTCGCACCGCTCAGTCCCAAGAATAAAGAGAGCTACAGATACTCAATCGTGTACTTCCTACAAAACCGGATGCAGGCTTGTGGAACATTAAAAGAGGAAATCGCTAAGGCGCGCGCGTAGTATGATTGCTTTTACCGGTCACAACCAGTGGAGAGACACGGATATATATTTCTTCCACATCGGAATGCACGCTTGCGGACACTGTGCAGGAATAGACATATTCATTATGGGCTTAGGAATCAGATTGAGATTCAGTAACTCAAAAACATTATGAACAAAGTCATCGGAATCGGAGGGGTACCAGCAAGCGGAAAAACAACGCTGATGGTTGAGCTGATGGCGCGGTTTGACGATTTAACCAAAGTCAGGCTCGGCAAGCTGAAAGGCTACCGTTCAGCAAAACACAATGCGTACATCTTGGGCATCTACAACGGCGCACTGTTCCAAGGCACAGACAAATTATCAATGACGGCAGTGACAGACCTTTATAAGCTGTGTAGAGTGAAGAGCGGAATCACAGTCATCTTCGAGGGCGATAGATTCTTCTCACGCAAGGTATTCGAGACACTGGAGGCAAGCGGAACGGAATGCACAAAGTTCATCTGCCAGACGGAAAAACAATCGGAGCGAATCATAGAGAGAGGTAGCGAGCAATCAGAGCAATTCTTGAAAGCCAAAGCGACAAAAACTGAGAACTTACGCGACCTCGAAAACCTGACGATACTCGATAACAACACGCCGGAACAATGCCGAACCAACGCAACATTAATATTTAACCAAATAACGAAATAGCTTATGGAAAATGAGGTAATAGAGCGAGTGAAAAAAGAATTGAAGATAACGCAGATGAGAGTAGACCGGACTGGAGATGAAGAGGGCCTCACATTAGACATCTCAGGGTATAGATTCTTTACTGTCATAAAGCCAAAACGTGTGGCATAATATGTAATATGAACGATAAAACAGGCGAAAAACAGGCAAGTCCCGATACTGAGAACAAAATCGAGCGGAATTCAGACGGTACATTCCCAAAAGGAAAAACCGGAAATCCCAATGGTAGACCGCGCGAAAAGTCATTGACGACACAGTTAAAAGAGGCGCTCAAACAAAACGAAAAAAATACCGGTCAGCCATACGATGCACTACTCGTGAACCGGTTACTTGA